TACCATAATTGTAAGTTCCTGCGTAACGGATTCCCGTACTCCGGCCAAACAACAGAAACCATGTAGTTCGTTGTGTCGTGACGGCATGATTTTGCATCATGCAGACACATAGGCACAACAATGCAAATCTCTGACTTAGCTCAAGCGCATCGCGGCATCTTCACGCTAGATATTTACCGTAAAGGAAAGCTGATCGAGCATTTTGTCGATGACAATCTGATTGTCGATCAAGGCCGGACGAATGTAACCCGCCTGCTGGGTGGGGACAGCGCGAACTTGCAGATTGCACAAATTGGGTTCGGGACTAGCAATGCGGTTGCTGCGCCTGGCAATACTGCGCTCACCAGCGCATTTGTTAAGGCAATCGATTCTCACTCATACCCATCGGCCACATCTGTTTTATTTAAATTTTCACTTGGTACCGGCGAGGCAAATGGCAAGGCGATCTATGAATTCGGCCTGCTTACTGCATCTGGGTTACTGCACGCAAGAAAAGTGCGTGGCGGAGCGCTGATGAAAGAATCAGACCTTTCCCTCGCCGGGACGTGGCAACTGCTGTATTAACTTTAAGAAGTCGAAAGGATTGGCATGGCTAATGTAACCGAATCAGCATCGTGGGATGCTGGCGTCTATCAGCTTGAAACCACAGACCCAGTTACCGGTGGGCCGAACGGTGTAGATAATGCGCCACACAAAAACTTGGCGAACAGAACGCTATGGCTGAAAGAGCAATTATTGCTGCTGCAGACTGATGTTGCCGGGCTTGACCCTGACATGCAAAACATGGTCGGAGCGGCAATCAAATTTGCCCTAGACCAAGCGGCGCTTGCCAATTCTGGAATTGAGTCTTTGCATAAGATCAGCCAGCAGCAGGGCGAGTTTACTTTGTACAACTACGGCATCGTATCCGGCGCGGTTGTATCCAAAAAAGGAACTAGCCGACTGCTCTCAATTGCTGGCGGCGTGTGCTACCTTGAGGGGCGAAAATTCTACGTTCCAGCACAAGATTCTGCATCTAGCGTTCCAGTAGGCGAAGCTGCCAGTGCAACCGTCTATGCATATCTTCAGCTTGTTAGCGAGATTCCAACGCTCAAAATCACCACTATCGCCAATCCGACACCTCCATCCGGCACAGTAACGCTCAATAGCATCACTATCCCCGCCAGTGACTCTGGCGCTGATCTGGCAGCCTGCACATTGTCGTCGCGCCTGTGTGCAACCGAGCTGGATTATCCAAATTCTGTCGGCACACCAGTTACGAAGACGGTGGCATTGGGGAATATCCTGCCGGATACAAACTACACAATTGAGTTCGAGGTGTTGAGCTCAGTTGGCTCTCCGTGCGATGAGCGCCATCTAAAAGTGACGACACGCAACACCAACAACTTCATCGTGACCTTGTTTGCAGCCGCAGATGACGTTGTTGTGCGCTGGAAGCTGTCGCGTCTGAATAGTGTCGGTGAGCAACCAACAAACGATTGGCGCAGCCGGTTTGCAGCCAACCCAGCCAACGTGAACTACCCAACCAACCAAGCCTACTAAGGAGCTAAATAATGGCACACATTACTCTGCAATCACCCGGACAGCCAATTGCTGACTTTTCCGTCTCAGGTGCAACGATCAGCATCGCCGGAACCGCGATTGATTGCGCCGCATTGCAAACAGACAGCCAAGTGCTGGTCAACGTGGCAAAAGACAAGGCCGGTGCAGTCAAGCTCAATCCAAAGAGCGGCGGAACCTGCCTTGCCATCATCCGCATCCCGGCGAAGCAATACCACGACCTGCCTGGCGACCCAGATCCGCAGACCGGCGACCCAACATTCGTGCGGACTGAAATCCCGCTCGACCCGAACGCCATTGCAGTAGAACTCTGGCCCACCGTTTAATCATTAGGAGATCACCGACATGCCAACTATTTTCATTAAAGACTCATTGCGCGCAAGCGTGGAAGCAGCATCAGGCGGCAAGCAAACCGTGTTGTACACGGGAAGCGGCCAGCCAACTTATATGAACGTCATTCCGCAATTTAACTTGCAGGATGTTGATGCGGGCATTGGTAATGGTGTGCATCCAGCATTTATTGTGAATGGCATCACAAAGTCTGAAATTTTCATCGGCAGCTATCAGGGTATCGTCAAAAATGGCGAGCTGCTGAGCTTGCCTGGGGTTGATCCAACTGCATCTGCAAACTTCGACACGTTTGTTGGTTATGCACGCGCTTGCGGTGCGGGTTTCCACTGCATCACCAATGCAGAATGGGCTGCGCTTGCTCTGTGGTGCAAAAAGAACGGCTTCATGCCGCGCGGAAATACCTACTACGGCCAAGACAATGCGCAAACTCACGAGACTGGCCGCCGTCAAGATGGTCTTTCACCGGGCAATACATCCGGCACTGCACGCACGCTTACCGGTTCCGGCCCAGCGTCGTGGCGTCATGACAATACCCCGAACGGTATCTCCGACCTGAACGGCAACATTTGGGAGTGGACACCGGGCCTGCGTTTGGTTCCAGCCGGTGCTGGATTGGCTGAAATTCAGATCATCGCCAACAACGACGCATCGCTGAACGCTACCGATCACAGTGCGACATCCGCAGCATGGAAAGCGATTGATGGCTCCACTGGTGCATTGGTTACGCCAACCTTCACCGGCTCTATTGCTGGCGCTGATTACGCTGCAACTACTGCAAACTCTGTGAAGATCGGTGCTACTAGCGCTGCTGCTTACACTATCGGTATTGCGTCTGGCACATCAATCGAAAATATGGTGAACAACCACGCCACACCGGTCGGCGCAACCGCATTGCAAGTGCTCAAAGCGCAGGGTGTATTCCCTGTGTCCGGCGCTGGCACCTTGGGTGGCGACGGCATTTGGCATACGCTCACGGGCGAAATGCTCCCGCTCCGTGGCGGCGGTTGGTCCCTCGCTGCGCTCGATGGGGTGTTCGCGCTGAACTTGGTCAATGCGCGCTCGCACGTCGGCACGGGCATCGGCTCTCGCCCCGCTTTTGTACTCTGAAATCTGTAGCGTGTAATCTGAACGGGTGGGCGATAGCCCATCCGATGGAGTGTTGAATGTCTCGTGGCCCGATGCGGAGTGAAGAAGTCCCAAGAGTTGGCGATTTACTGATTCGGCAAAAGTGCGAAGCGATGATTGAGTATGGCCATGTTGCCATCCGTCAGTTTCCAAAAATGGAGCGGCATGTTCTGGGTGCAGAAATACGCATGACGATGTGGCAGATACTTCGCCTGATCGTGGTGTGCAACAAGCGTTACCACAAGAAAACCACGCTACAGGATTTAGATGCAGAAATTGACCTGTTGAGGTCGCAGGTCAGGATGGCAAAAAATCTCGGGCACTTGGATTTTAAGAAATATGAAAATTGGGCGCGGCTGAATGATGAAATTGGCCGTATGGTAGGCGGATGGGTGAAGTCGCTTGCAGTTGAAGGGTAGTAAGGGTTGTGCGTTAATAGGCTCCCGATCCGTGGCGGCAATTGGAACAACGCTGCGCTCGATGGGGTGTTCGCGCTGAACTTGAACAATGCGCGCTCGAACGTCAACACGAACATCGGCTCTCGCCCCGCTCTTGGGGAACGTCAGAAGCGTCAGGCTCATGTAGCCTGATGACAGTACACCCTCAAAAGGACGCGCAATCCTCGGCCACGGGCGACCCGAAGCCGAAACATTAAACAGGCGGCCCGTTCCAGTAGCCTACCAGCGACCGTTCGCAGCCGCCGCCCTCTGGGTGATATGGCAAAAACCTACAATAATCTCTATCCTGCAATTTACAACTTTGAGAGTTTGCACGCCGCCTATCTCCGTGCCAGACGCGGGAAGCGCACGCGCGCGGAAGTTCAGCGCTTCGAGCTTGATCTTGAAGGCAATCTCATCCAGCTACATAACGAACTAATCTTGGGAACATATAAAACTGGAAAGTATCGCCAGTTCATCGTTCCTGAGCCGAAAGAGCGGATTGTTGCTGCATTGCCGTTCCGTGATCGTGTCGTGCAGCACGCTCTGGTAGATGTGCTTGACCCAATTTGGGAGCGGCGCTTTATCCCTGAGAGTTATGCTTGTCGTGTTGGTCGCGGAACACATAAAGGCGCAGATAAGGCACAAGCCATGCTTCGGCGGGTGAAGCGCGAGCACGGGAAGGTCTATGTGTTCAAGGCCGACATCGCCAAATTCTTCTACAGCATCGACCACGCAGTTCTGAAATCCTTAGTGCGTAAGCGCATCGCCTGCAAACAGACATTGGCGTTGATCGATGCGATTATCGACTCAACCGTTAAGGCAGATACTCATGTCGGCCTGCCAATCGGTAACTTGACGAGTCAGCTTTTCGCCAATATCTATCTGCATGAACTCGATGAGTTTGTGAAGCACAAATTGCGCGAGAAGAATTATTGCCGGTATATGGATGATTTTTGCATTGTTCATCACAACAAGGATCATCTTCACTTGCTGCGTATTGAGATCGAGCAATTCTTGTTAGATAAGCTGCGGCTGAAAACAAATGCCAAAACACAGGTATTCCCGGTCGGTATATTTCACGGAAGGGCGCTCGACTTCCTCGGGTACCGGATCTGGACAACTCACCGAAAGCTGCGCAAAAGTTCCATACAGCGTATCACCAGAACGATGAAGAAATTTCAGATGCAGTACGCAGCCGGGAAAGTAACGCTTCACCGGGTAAGGCAATCTCTGATCTCATGGCTTGGTCACGCCCAACATGCGGAAGCGCACGGATTAAAGATGAAACTGCTAAACAGCTTTGTTTTTAAGCGCAGAGCCTCCATCACGGTTGATGTTATAGCTTCTTAGCCAGTTCTTCAGCCGTCTCGTTGTAGTACACCATCAATGTTTTTAAGTCGCGAATTCCAACAGCGCGCGCCAGTTCAAGAATATCCAGCTTCTTCGATAGCTTAGTGATTGCTACATGGCGGGAGTCATGGTAGTGCAGGTTTTTAATCAGCGCCTTGTCGCGCCCCTTGCGGAAGTGCGAGTCGATCTGTGATGTAGTCAGGTTGAACACGCTCTTTGTGGTGCTGGCCGCTACCGCTTCCTCTGCAATCGCAATCGCAACAGGTGAGAGTGGAACGTCCCGCTTCGCTGCTGATGTCTTTCCGTCATCGATTTTCAGATACTTCTGGTCAAGATGAAGTCTATTCTTGTTCAGTCCGGCGACCTCGCCCTCGCGCATACCAGTCTCGCATGAGAACAGGAACGCCTTGAGCACACGACCAATGATTGTATTTAGATCGTCGCCGAATGATTGCGCCATGAGTTCGTGCTCGCGGTCTGATACCAGCCTATCTCGCGGCCTTGGTGAAGTTGGCCGCTTCACACCCTTCATTGGGTGGGTAGGCAGCCAGTGCCACTCATTTACCGCAACGGTGCAGGCCCCGCTCATCAGCACCCACTCTCGCCGGACGGTGCCCGCGCTGACAACCATGAGCCTACGGTCTCGCCAATCTGCAAAATCTGGCTGCCCAAGGTCGCACAGCTTCACAATTGCGATCTTGTCCCGCTTGAGCATTACTATCCGAACCTGCTCCCAGCGATTCCCTTTCTTGGTTGGGGACACCCGTTTTGCATACTCATCAAGAAGGTCGCCGAATGTCTTGTTGGGGATTCCAGAAGCCTTTCCTGCTATGATGTCGGCCTCGGTCGCGGTTGCCCAGTTTTGGGCTTCGATCTTGGTGGAGAATGTGCCTGTTTTTCTTACGCCTTTTTTTGAGACGTATGCCTCCCAAGATTTCCCGCGCTTAACTATTGATGCCATCCTGTAATTTATCCTGTAGATTTCCTGTAGCAGGATACCAATGAAAGCGGTTTTGATGCAAACAGAGTGGAATAGAGAGGAAACAAAAAAGCCGACAAATCAGTTAGATGCCGGCTTTTCAGTTAGTTACGATTGTATTAGTGGTGCCCAGAAGAGGACTCGAACCTCCACACCTTGCGGCACACGGACCTGAACCGTGCGCGTCTACCAATTCCGCCATCTGGGCCTTCTTGAGGGTGCGCACTTTAATTGCTATAGGATTTTGTGTCAATGACGAAAAAGAAAAAAACCATCCGCGAACTCGACCCCTTCTTGGAGAGGGAGCGTGAACAATACGAACACCCTTTGCCTAGCCGCGAGTACATCTTGCAGACGCTGGCAGAGAAGGGTGTGCCGGTAGAGCAGGAAGATCTCTGCGCGCTACTGCATATCGAACTGCATGAGGAAGAACTGTTCACGCGTCGCTTGAAAGCGATGGAGCGTGACGGTCAGATCATGCGCAACCGCAAGCGCGCCATCTGCGTGGTTGATAAGCTCGATCTCGTCAAAGGCAAGGTGCAAGGACACCCTGATGGATTCGGCTTCCTCGTCCCAGATGACGGCAGTGCCGATCTGGTGTTGAGCGAGAAGGAGATGCACAACGTGCTACACGGTGACACCGTGATGGCGCGTGTCGGCGGTGAAGATA